ATGAATGGTTAAATCGCCCGATTTACGGTCGTGGGCAATCGTTGTGCCGTTTTTAAATTTTTTGAGCCAAATGTCGCTATTGGCAACAGGTGTGAGGTCTTGCTCGTTGTAAATTGCCCCCAATACGCAGCCACCTTCGCCGCGTGCATCAAGTAAAATCGCCACCAGCTCGCCCACATCGGGCAAACAGTAAAACTGGTTGCCGCCTGCGTTGGGCGTTAAGAATGAGAGCCACGCGGTTTCTAAATCTTCAAGGGCGGGGATTTTACACCGCACTTTGTGGCTTTTCGGGTCGATTGCTGACACAATGCCTTCTTGATAGGTTGCCCCAAAATTATGCGTTTGCATTCGTCATCTCCATACCTAGCGTTAATAAATCATCAGGGATAAATTCCAACATTCGCACTTCGATATTGGTAATGTAGCCTTGACTGCGTGAAATGCTGTGGCGTGATTGCTTGATTAAGTATTTACCTGAAAACACACCTAAATTTTTGAGCAGAATAGTGGAACCAGCCACCAGTTTCGGGTTGCCAATGAGCGTAATATCGCCTGCACTTTGGTCTTCATTTTGCTCGCTTAATGCCGCATCGCCTCTGGCATCAATCTGTTCTTGGCTTTCACCTCGGGTGGTAATTTTGAGCGTATCGCCACTTGCCGCCTGTGCCTGCTTCATTTTTGGGCGAAGCGCGGTGGCTTTTTTGCTTTTTTTTACCACTTTTTTACCGCTTGTATCAAAGCCTTTAATCTCCACCTGCTTTGCCGTATCTTTAATGCGATCACGCAGGAGAATGCTGATACATTGGGTTTCGTCTAATACTGCCACAGGCTCGGTTTGCCCAAGTTCGTCTTTGTCGGTAAACACCAGTTGATTGCTAACAATTTTAAAGCTGTGGTGATACTCACGGGCAAGGCGGGCAAGAAATTCCACATCACGCTCTTGATATTGGGTGATGCGTTGAATGGGAATGTGGCGAATTTTACCTACCACTTTGAGCTTCAAACGGTTCGCCACCGCAGCCACCACTTGGGCGAGCGTGGTGTTCTCGTAGGCTTTTGGCTTGAGTGTGCGATTGGATTTACTTACGCCAGTGGATAAGGCTCGCAAGGTAATACTGGACGGACGATAGCCATATTCTACTTCATCAATCTCAAACGCCCCTATCGCGACCAACGATTCGCCTTGGTAGCCAATCGCCGCCTTAAGTTTGTCGCCTTGTGTCGGAAACCACTGGCGAATCCACTTGCCGTTGATGTCTTCAAACTGCACCGAGAGTTCGTCCGATTGCCCTTCTAAATAGTCGGTGTAAGTGAGCTCCAGCAAAGACGGCTCAATGTCAGCGGTAATATTGGTTTTCTCATAAAAAAGCGAAAAATCGGGATGTTGCACTTTAATCATTATCGCTCCTTAACCACGGCGGCAGGTTTTTGTTTTGGGTCGGCTTTACATTGAGCACAGGGATAAACACGGTCGCCCCAGTAGGCAACACTTCACAAAAACTGATATGTGGATTGGCTCTAATGATGCGAGCATATTCCAGTGCATCGCCATAGTAATAATAGGCAAGGTTATCCCAGCGTTCGCCTTGTTTGACGGTATGTTTAAGTACGGTTTGGGGCATTCAAAATCTCCACGTCTTCATCTTCACGCAATACAATCCAAGCGGTCATTTTTGCCACTGAATTTGCGGAATTATCCAGCCGCTCATTGATTTCAGTTAAAGCATTATCGGCAGGTGTAAACCAGTTATTCCATTCGCTATCAGCAGATGCCCGACTGAAACTCTGTTTCATTATTTGCAAATCGTCATACACCGCAGACACATCACGGCTAAATTCGCTGACCACTGGCAAGAAATCTCGCACGCCAGCCAATGCCGACTGCATACCCACCACGTCGCCAAAACTCCCTAAGGCATTGTCTAAATTAGCAAGCGTACTGGGTAAATATGCCAACGCCGATGCAGGATCGCTTGCTAATTGCCGAACTACGGCAACCGTGTTGCGAACTTCATCCACTGCCCGTTTGCCTTGCTGATAAATTTCCACTGCACGGCTGACCGCACTTTTCACCGTTGAAAGCGTATTGACTAAACCTTGCGGCAAAATCGAACCGAGCAAGGATTTTCCGCCCACATTTAACGCCGCACCCAGTAGGCTGTTTTGTCCATTGCCGACAAATTCTCGCAAGCTGATATTCATCTCACGTGCCAAGGCATTACCCTTGCCGTCGGTAAATAGTGTGGTTGATGAAATATCGGTGATCACAAAATTGCCTTTGTATTTTGAACCCCACATCAAGGCAAGGGCGTCTTGCTTAGCTTTTGCTGCAAGCAAGGCTTGATAGCGACTTTCCACGCCGCCGATTTTGTGATGCAGACGAATGGCAAAAGAAAGCTCAGAGAGTTTTTCGCCCATTGCTTGTAAACGTGGCTTGCCTTTAAGTACTGCGTGTTCGGCAAAATCTGCAGAATGTGTTTCAGAAAAATCGGTCAGATTGACAGGCTCAAAGGCGATATTGCCTAACATAAAATACATATTAGTACGCTCTCCGTTGTCGTTGGTCTAACACACGATTAAGTAAGCGTTCAAATTCCACAAGGCTCATATTTAGTCCTTGTTGCACTTGCTCCATCACGCCTTGTGTTTGATTGCCACCCACGTGGATGGTCGGGTTAAAATTCACCACAATGCCGTTGTGCTGGTTAGTTTCGTTATTTGTCACCGCGTTTCGGTTTAAAGGCTGATAATCGTGAAAGATTGACGAATTTTGACCGCTTGAATTAGGGTTGAAATCAGGCGTGCGGTAATCTGCAGGCTGATTGATGCCCAACAGATTGCCGACAAAATTCGCCCCAAATTTAATATCGTCCCACAGCGAACCGAAAAAGCCTTTTTTCTCGTTTAAAATGGGTTTAAATGCGGTTTCAACGCTATTTAAAACAGGCTCGAATTTCACCGCATTTGAGAGATTTTTGCTGGCATCACGAGCGAGAGGCTGGGCGTTATCCATACCGATAGCCAATCCTTCCACCACGTTCACACCATAACCCTTAAACACACGGCTTGGCGAATGAATGCCGAGTTTTTCAGCAAACCAACCTTTAATGCCATCACCTAAATCGGAGACGATTTGTTTTGCCCCTTCCCATGCATTGCGAATACCATTGACTAAACCGTCAATCATATTCTTCCCGAAGTCGGTAAACTTGCTTGGCACATCAATCCCGAACCAAGAAAGCACGGTAGAGAAAACTTGCTGGAATAAGCCAAGTGGCGACCAATTGAGAATCGTAGCAGTAATGTTGCCGATGCCTGAATCGAAAAAGCTAGTAATACCGTCCCACAGTTGTCCGAAATAATCCGAAACACCCGACCACGCACTCGACACCCATTCAGTCGCGCCATTCCAAATACCTTGCACCCATGTACAAAAACTTTGGAAATAAGCGGTTACATTTGTCCAAAGATTTGCAAACCACGCAGAAATAGGTTCCCAGTTGTCATAGATGAGATAGGCGGCAACAGCAATGGCGGTAATGGTTAAGCCGATAGGGTTGGTAAGCAAAGCTTTCCCTAATCCAATAAAAGCTTTTTTCACAACACCAAAGGCTGAGCCAAGCCATTTCATTACTCTACCTGTTTTGGTAACTGTACCCGTTAAGGTTTCAAGTTCTTTGGCTGCTTTAATTGCTTTAAATACTTTAAATGGCATAAATGCTGCTGAAAAAATGGATGCTATGCCACTAAACGCAAATTTTGTTGCTAATACGCCTGTGCTTAGTAAGGAAAAACCGCCTACAGTAGCAGCGATCCACTTAATCGCTGTTTTATGCTCGCTGACAAAAGGTGTCAATGTATCTTCAACAAAACCTTGTAGTGCTTTCGCTCCCGATTTAATATCATCGGCAAAAACAGATCCTATATTCCCGACTGCACTTTCCCATGCACCGCCTAAACTCTCAAGGGCAGAACCAAGTGTTTTCGTTTTTTGGGCGACACGTTCTTCAATACTGGCCTGGTCTTTCATTTTCTGTAAGAAATCTTGTAAGCCTGTCGTTCCTTTTTCACCTAATAACAAGGCGACACGCTTACCCTCAGTGCCAAACATTGCATCAGCCACATCTTGTGCAGCTTGATCGCCAAATTTTGCTCGGATTTTTTGCAGTTTCTCAAGCTCCTTGACCATTCCGTCAATACCTTTGAAATTGCCTTTTTTATCCCAGAAATTAAACTTTACACCGCTTTTTTCGAGAATATCCCGAGCTTCTGCCTTCATCCCTTTTTTGGCTTCAGCAATCATTTGCGGACCTTTGCTCATTCGGTCAAGCATTGTGGAAAAGTTTGTACCGAATGAGGTGCCCTCTAAACCTTGTTGAGCTGCTAAACCCTCAATGGCATAAATTTTTTGTGAGTTTTCTCGCCCTGTTAATTTCATCGAACGAACATTAGACGCATAGTAGGTCATCGCCCCATACATATCGTCTTTTTTCATACCTGCAGCAAACATGGCTCGTTGTAAATCGTCTGCTGATGCTCCAAGTTCAGCTTCTGATAAACCGTGAGATTCCATCATTTTTGCAAAGAACTCGCCGCCTTGTTCCTGATCCATTTCAAGTAAAACGTTGAGTTTTGCCGATGTTTTTAAGCCACCGTTAATCAAAGTGTCATCAGAGACACCTTGCATTTTCATTGCTTTGGCGAGCTTGTAAAAATCTTCACGCGTTCCTGGTAAATCCGTGCCAAGTTGGTCGGCTATTTTGCTGATTTCCTTAAATTTGCCGAATGTGCCGTCAGCCTTCATCATTGAAATTTTCAGATTATTTGCCGCTTCTTCCTGTTGCATATAGGTTTTCACAGCATTCCACGTAGGTAACGCTACGCTAGCTGTTATTGCGGTAGATTTAGCTAACTTACCTTTTAATTCATCACGGTTTTGTTTGCGTGCCTGTTGTTTTTCTAAAGTACTAGATAAGGAACGTTGAGCTTTTTCAGAAGATTGAATAGCACGGGTAAAATGTTGTTGCTTTTCTGCCGTACGAGCAATTACTGCCTGCATTCGTTCATAACGGCGAGTAAGCTTACCAATATTCTGATCTCCTGAAAGATAGGCAAGTTGCATTTTTTGATGTAGTGCGGCTTGACGTTCTTGCCATTTCGCCATTTTTGCACCCAATTTTTCGTTTTGCTGGGTTGCTTTACCCAAATTATTAGAAAGGTTTTCAATGGTTTTATTCGCCTTTCCAAAGGCAGCAGAAAAACTACCTTTTAAAGAGGCACCAATAACTAAACCAAGTACTAAATTATTTGCCATTTTTTGCTCACTATGTTAAATATACGAAAAATTCAGGAGGCATTTATGTTCGACTTATTCAAAGAAATCATAGAAGACTGGAAAGATTACGATGTGGTAGAAAAAGCCTACTGGTCAGCGATAGGTTTGTTGTTTTCTATCGGTTTTTTGGCGTTTTCTTGGTGGTATTGGGTAGGTATGTTTAATGCCACAGACAACTTCTTTATTGCTTTTGGTGTGGGTTTTATTCTTTATCTTGTATTAGGCACAATTATCGCGTTAGTAACTGCCCCTTTAATGACCTTGCTTTCTTTAAGTGCTGCGACAATCACAGGGGCAATTATTGGACTGGTTAAATTTTATCGTCAAGCACGTACATAACCCGCCTTAACTTGACGATTGGCTTGAGCAAGCCAGTCGTCTAATTCTTTTAACGTCCAATTATTGATTTCTTCTGCGGAAAAGCCAAACCACCAAACCACATCAGCAATCGCATTATTTAACGTCTCCATCGGTATCATCTGAACCAAACAGAAATCGTTGTACCTGAACATAATCTTTCCATTTGATTAAATCCATATCTTCCAACACCAAACCACAGCAAAGTGCTGCAACGATAATTTCACGATCTTCGTTAGTTTTACCTTGCTGACTTGCTGTACGAAAATCTTTTACCAATGGTTCACGCACTTTTAACTCTTCGAGCGTTGTGCCATCAGGTAATTGAACAGGGCTAGATAATTTAATGGTTGTGCGAACCGCATCGACTTTTTGAGACATAAAAAACTCCTTTGTGAGATTGTTTAACTTTCACAAAGGAGTTTACTTAAACTGGATTTAAAGGTCGTTTAAACTGCTTTAAAGAAATTACTGCCCAATATTGGTGCGGTATTTTTGCAACACATCTTGACCGTTTACGCGGTAGATATTGGCAAGCACATCTACAAACAAAATTTCTTTGCCTGCCAGCGTTTGCTTGATAGACATAATTTGGAAGCTGTCGGAATGTTCCGTCGCTTCTTTATTTTTCAAGCTGCCGCCTGTGGTTTTGTTAAATGCCACATTCATAATGGTGACAAGGGCTTCCTCCGCAGCTAAGCCACGAGAATCAAATACCTGCATATTAGAACGTGCCATCAGTTGCACGTTTTTATAAGGATTATAGGCGTTTACTCGCACTTCAGGATAGAAACTATCCCAAATCACTTCGCCTTCCATTGCATTTAACCCTGCAGGCAGTTTGATTGTGCCGTGTAGCCCCAAGCCTTTGTGTTCGATAAATTCAAACTCGATATCAGGCAACTTAAACTCTTTGGCTTTGCCAAGTAGTGAGTTGCCGTTCATATACACATTGGCGTTCACAATCTGATGAATTGCGGTACTCATAATTTTCTCCTTCTAGCGTTGTGACACCAAGTTCACTAAGTATTTACGGGTCATTACCGATTTATTGCTGATAAGCTCGGCTGGCAATTTCGGCGTGTATTCATACATCAACGGCACGTGACCTTTGCTAAATTCATCAACTAAGTCTGTATCGTAGTCAAGGCTGACGCGATAACCTACAATGCTTGGTAAGGCTCGCAAATAGGTGTCCACCGTTTCCAATAGGCTGTCAATCAACGCATCATCAATCGGGCGGTCGATAAATTGCAACTCGGTACGACGAATGCTTTCGTCGATTAAGTCACCTGTGCGCAACGCCGTTTCAAAGTTGATGATATGAGTTACCGTTGGATAGTTTGACGAACGGTTACCCCATAAGCGGAAACCTGTACCGAAGCTGTTAAAAATCGTGGTAATGCCTACCGCGTTAAGCAGGTTGGTTTCGGATTGCTCATCATCCACACGGGCAGTTAAAGGTACTTCCATCCCAATCACACCTTGCAACTGACGGTTTGAGGTGGAGAACCAGTAGCCGTTGTCGGTATCGGTTTTCATCCGCAAGCCTGCTGCGTGCACCGCTAAACTTTCAAGCGTATTGCTAGAACCCAACGCATAAGGGAAGAAGTGGCGAACACGTTCAGAACTTGCTGAAGCGTTTAACGTGCCAAGCGATCCACGCCCTTGAATCGCTTTAGAAAGTGATGTGCCTTTCGGCAATTGCACATAAGCCACTGCTTTTAACTGTTCGGCTAATGTTGAAAGAGCCGCCGCACAGCTGGCAGTTTTATCAAACTCTGGGCAGATTAAAATTTTGGCATCTGCACCGTATAAATTGAAACCGTCACGCACTAATTCAAAGCCTTTGCGTTTGCCCGTCGCTGAATCAATCCCGCCTTTGATGTCGGCTTCCGTCACTTTTTCAGGGTCGGCATAGGCATAAGTGGCTTTTAAGCCTTCGTGTATTGCTTTCAAGGTAATTTCGCCTGTTTGCAAGTTTACGCTGTAATCGTTGCCTTCTTGCAAAGTTTGGCTAGATGATTGAATGCTGATGTTCAATAAGCCTGCTTTCGCTGTTTTTGCCATTAAGGTGGAGCTGTCTTGCGTTAAGACTTCGTCTGTAATGTCAGTTTTGTGTTTTTTCGGATCTAACACATTGACCACATACACCTTACCTGCAGCATAGCGTGCCAATACATCAAAGGCATCAGGCAGGGTAAAGCCTTGGTTTAAAATCACACCAAATTGAGCAAAATCTTTGGTGGTTTGGCACACGGTCAATTTATTGACTGCCCCGATAGGTGCAGTTCCCACGATGCCAATAATTGCACCGTCCACCGTTTCCACCGCAACAGAGCCACCTGTCACGCGTGTGGTTTTCGTTCCGTGATGAAACGCCATAATGTTCTCCTTATGGTTCTTTGCGGCGGTAACGTGCCGCGGTAAATTTTGGTAAATTTTGCGGCTGGTGTGCTTCCACCTGCCACGTTTCGGTTTGAATAATCAGTTGGTATTGCCACAGCCCATTGTCTTCGCCTGCAAACTCTTCACTGATAAGACTACAAGCGGTGCAATTTGTGGGGCGAAAACCCACGACGGCTAAGCGAAGCTGGTCGAGCATTTCCAATGCACCTGTGTCATCGTGTTGGCTACGTGCAATCACCGTGAGGGCAATCAGCACTTTGCGGCGTTGTTGGATAATGTCGGTGCTATCAAGGCTTTCAAATTTTGACCCTGCATACTGCACCAACACCGCACCATATTGGTCGGTGAGGTTGTAGCGGTCTAAGTCATCGGGGAACAGTTCGATGCTGAAACTCGTGGTCTTCTGTTCGATATGATCTCTGATGCTTTGCAAAATCGGTAAAGTGGCACTCATAGATGCGCTCCTTAATAACCTGACAAATCCAATTTCTGTGGCGCGCGAGCTTTAAATTTCAACGCAGACGGCAAACTGTCATCGCCTTCCGCGCCGATTTCCGTTAAGCCCAAATGCAGTTTGCCACTGGCAATGCGCTCCAAATCTTTTAAAGCTTGGCTGTGGGTTTCTTTCACATTGTCGGGAAAGCCTTTGCCTTCAGGACGGCGTGAATACAACCAATAGCGAGCCAGTTGTAGGCAAATGTTACGCACAAGCGTTGGCACATCATTTAACGGTAGCAAATAACGTGAACGTAAATAGCCGTCCACCGTTTCGGTAGCGTATTCGCACGCCTTGTTTAATACGGCATAATCGACTTCCGTTGCTCTTGTGTTGTCATTAGAGAGCTGCCCAAGCACCACTTCGCTCACCACTTCCGTTAAATCTTGTGCCTGAATGTACATTGATTATTCGCCTTTTTTACCTTTGGTTTTGTCTTCTGCTTGTGCAATGTTGGCTTCAGCCACTTGAACATCGGCTTCAGTAGCAGCCGATCCAGATTGAACTTGTTTAGGTTCAACTTGTTCAGGTTCAACTAACTGCACATAAAGTGCAATGCGTTCGGCTTCTTCATCGGTCAGTTTGAGCTTATCGCTTTGCTCATAGCGTTGGTTGTTGTGGTAAATCGCCATAGTGCTGATGACGGCATAGAGTTTGGTTTTGTCCATTACTTTCTCCTAATGAAACGGTGTTACATTTTTACAAATCTCCCCTCCCCCCTCTTTACTAAAGAAGGGGATTTTTTGGGGTTATAGGCAACCTTTAATCAAATAACCAGCCGATGCACCGAGCAAGTGCGGTTTGTGAATATCGGTGGTGCGAATGACTTCAAGCTTGCCACCGTTTTCTTTGTAGGTGTCCACAAATAAGCCACCTTGACGACGGACGGTGTAGCCATAAGACGGCTCGTACACTGTGCCTTTGCGTTCGGTTGAACGTGGAGCAACATAGGCAAGCACAATGGCGTCAGACCAAATGTCTTTAAGTTGATTGCTTTCTTCATACACCGCTTCGCCGATTTTTACGGTATCAATGCCAATCAACTTGCCGAATACTTCGGGCGTTACAATCGCCACTTGTGAATACTTGAGTTTTTCAATGACAGCTGGGTGTTCTTTTAATGCTGCCCACACATCGCCTGCAATCACGCATACATTCGGTTTGCGACCGATAGCACGCTTCACGGCACGAATGCCCGTGTCGAACATCGCAAAGATGTCTGCTTGTTTGCTAGTGATTTTCGATGTACCGCTTAAGGTCACTTTGTTGCCTGCATCGTATTTGCTTTCATCAAGAGCAAGGGTTGCCACTTCTTTTTCACGCCCTAATGCAATCACATCTTGGGTGGTATTTAAGGCAAATTGACGGAGAGAGAAAATCGCTTCGTTTTCTTCACGGTAGTCGATGGCGTATTCCACATCGTGCTCTTCCAACGCCACGTCGATTGCCGTGATGTCTTCAGGATCTAAACGGTTTGACGTGCCGCGTAAGTTACGCACCGTGCTAGGTAAGCGGAATGCAAGGCGACCGAATTTCGGAATTTTGCCCGCTTCTTTGTCGATTTCGACGGTTGGCATTAAGACTTCACCCACTAACTCAAGGTTGTGATAGCCTTGTGCTAAGTTGGTTAAAACAGGATCTTGCACGCGAAGTGCTTGAAGATTGTGTGCGGTCATAAGTTTTCCTTCTATTGATAAATAGCATTAAATGCAGCTTTGTAGCTCACATTGTGTTCTTTGGCGTAAGCACGGATTTTTTGGTCAGCTTCGATGCTGGCTGGGTTTGTGCCTTCGGCATATTCCACCGTGCCGTCTTGCGGAGCTGCTGCATTGTCTTTAGTGACAACTTCTGCAAAATCGACGATTTGTGGCTGTGCGTTTAAAAAGGCTTGGAGTTTGCTGTGTAGGCTTTCACCCTCGGCAAATTCCACCACACCGCCTTGTGCGGTAGTGGACGCATAATTCAACAAATCCACCGCTTGTTGTTTGGCAATCGGGGCGAGTTTGCCAGCTTTGACTAAACCCTCGGCAAAGTCGGCATTTTCAGCTTTAGCTTGATTGAGTTCAGCTTCCGCTTTTTCGGCTTTCGCTTTGGCATTTTCATCTTTGAGTTGCTGATTTTCAGCACGCAAGCGGTCTAATTCCGCTTTCTCTTCTGCACTCATTTCAGGTTCTCCTTGAGTTGGTTCAGTTTGAGTGAGGTTAATAGTTGCTGGGGCTTCGGGAGCCTCTTCGCAAAAATCGACAATGCCTTGCTCGGACTCATTAAATTCAGGGTTACGCAAGCCTTTCACAGCTGGTGGCATTGCACCTAAAAAACCGACATGGCGTAAATAGAGCGAACCTTGCTTTGGATTGTCAGGGCTATTGGCAAGGTAAAAAGATGCCGACACTTTTTTGAAACGCCCATCTATAACCATTTCGGCAAATTCAGGGTGAACTTGGTCAAGCTCGGCTTTCAGCACATCGCCGTCTAACTGCAAGCCTTTTACCCACGCATAGGCAGGGGCTTCCATTGTGGGGTGTCCGATAACGGCTGGGGCTTCGTGATAGGCGACATCGTAGGCATCCACCGCTTGTTGCAAATCATCAGGCGTGATTTCCACCACTGTGCCGTGTGCATCAGATCGTTTGCCTGCTTTGAAAATTTCGATAAAGGTCATTTCGTTCTCCTTGTTTGCACACATCATAGAAAAAATGACCGCTTGTCGCTTTTAAACTGGTTTAAGGATTGAAAAAGAGAATTTGAAATGGGAAGAAGGAGAAAAGGCGTGTTTTTGCGTGTTTATGGGTGTTTATAAACACGCTTAAGGGATTCCGAGCAATCATTTATCGAATCCAATTTAAAACGCCACAGAGGGCGTTTTGTGCGTTATTTTTGATTTTTAGCCAAAGTGACTAACTTTGGTTAATTTGACGTTGTAAAAGTGCAGTCGCTTTTCGTAATAGTTTTTGCTCGTCTTGTTCGCTTATGCCTAACCACGGACGAGCTGGAATGGTGACTTTACCCCCACGCCCCGCCTTACCGCCAAATTGGTGCAAGCGAGCATATTTGGCATCAGAACCAAATTCCACATTTTGGTCGTTGTAGTTATATGCAGTTTTATCCGACAAATAACCATCTTGACGTAAAATTTTGGTGGACTTGCCTTTCTTTTTCTTGCGTGCCAAAGTCTGAGGTGAAAGCGATTGCCATTTACTTCCATCAGGTGCTATTTCTTGCTTAAAGCGTTCCGCGTGGATTTTCTTCAAGGTTTCCCCCAGCACGCCATAGAGCTTGCGAGGGTGTTGTAGTTGTTGGGCAATAATGCGCAGTTTTGCGACCGCTTGGGTGTCGTTGAGGGTGATTTTAATCATCGCTAAAAGCCAGCTAATTTATTTTTTAACACATAGCCTTCAAGTTGCCATAATTTATTAAAAGCGTTCTCAAAGGCAATACGTTCGCCAATTTCTTGGTTATAGGTTTTCGGTGAAACACAGGCGGATTCCCCCGTTACTGTAAAACCATTGCGTAAAGTTAATACACAAACAGTGAGTGTTTCTGTTAATCGGTGGAATTGTTTATCTGTGATAATCGATTCCAGATGTTCTTGGGTAACACGTTCAGTCATTTTATTCTCCTATTGATTAAAAAATAAGTTAGGCGTATAGTATTTCTAACGGTGGGGGTTTCCTACTGGAAAGGTTGGCGGCAATGTTTCATCCGTCATTATCCTGTTCGAATCAGGCAAACCACCGTTAATCCAAATCACCCCATAATAATTCGTAGCTTTTCTTAAAATCGTTCCATTCAACTTTGCTTTTGATTGTGCTTGCTGTGCGAATTAGATTGACTTTATGAACCAGCTTTTTCTTGCTTAATTCGTCTTTGAACTTTACTTCGTAATCCATTTTGATTGCTACTTTACCTTGCTCGATTTCATACACAAAAATCAGCGTAGGTAATTTCTGATCACGTTCCAACAAAATCGCCTTAGGATTTCTCAACTTCTCCGGCAAATCTTCCCAAAACTCAATCGGCAGGTTAATACCTTTAGCTTGCTTAGTATCACGCAAGGCGTGTAATACATCTTCATCACGCACCGCAATCACCGCACTTTGTGGAGCTTTTTCAAGAGCGTTTAATTTATCAATCACTTTGGCAGGAATTACGCCGACGTTTTTGATTTGCCCACGAGCTATTTTTTCGCTGGCAACTTGATCTACCATTGATTTCATCGCTCCATTTAACAGCAACATGGCACGCGGATTTTGTAACACGTTTTCAATTAAGAGGCTGGCCAGTTTCGGTTCGGCGGTAACGGCTTTATTGAAAAGTAGCTGATCTACATCGGCATTTCGCCCTGCGGTCAATCGCTCAAAATTATGCGGTTGAAAGCCCACGTCATAACCCTTTGGCACTTTTATCATTCGAGGATTGCCTGAACGTGTGCCGACCAATTTCTCTTCCCATTCAATTTCAGGCGAGGGGCTGACTGTTCTACCCATTTCCTTTAAGTCATCTTCGTCATGGGCGGTAACGGTGCAGTGGCAGCCATAGGCTTTAATCGGGTAGTAATAACGCCAAAACGGATCGCTTGCAGGCAAAATTGTGCCGTCTAAATCAATATGCTCTTGGCGTGGGTGGCTATTATCGTGGTGATGATATTCCCAATAGGGCATTACATCAGCTAACTCTAAATGTTGCTGCAACCGTCCGCGATTGTAAGCCGCATAAACGTTGGTGTCGTAAATAATACGGGTTCGCCAATTTCTGCCGCCTTTGTAATCCCAGCCTGTGCGAGCGACAACCTCATCAAAACGCTTGCGGAAGCCTTCCAGTGTTTCGCCGTTGTTGATGGCTTCGTCCACCGCTTCGCGAAATGCGAGCAGGACTTCATTTCGGTTCGCACCAGCAACCACAAAAAAGTAATCGTGTTCATCACCTAATACGTCAAGGTAGCTGTTGGTCGGTAGGTTGAGTTTTTTCTCAAAGTATTTGACTTGATTTTCAAAAGTGAATTTCATTGACAAATCTCCCCTAGCCCCTATTTGCTAAAGGGGGAGATAGTTTTTTGACTAATCTAAATTATCCAATCCAAATTGGTATAAGGCATTTTTCTTATAACCATAAAGTTCTGCC